TTTAATGATCTCATTTAGTCTGTTGATTAAACTATTTAGTCGCACATTTCTGCGAAAAAGTGTGAGTCTAAAACATTGAAAGTTAGAATTGTCTATCCGAATTTCAAAAAAACATAGAAAATATGAAAATTAAAAACATCTATTTTGTTTTTATAAATGATTATCTTGTAAAGAAATCTGTTTTATCTGTTTACTTTACTTAGATTATCTATCTTTAATGATCTCATTTAGTCTGTTGATTAAACTATTTAGTCGCACATTTCTGCTAAAAATGTGAGTATAAAACATTGAAAGTTAGAATTGTCTATCCGAATTACAAAAAAACATAGGAAATATAAAAAATAATAAAACATCAATATTGATTTGGAAGATTTGTAAAAAATAATAAATTCATGGTAATAATAAAAAATAGTGTAAAAAAAATATAAGAATAAATTCGTGATTTAAAATTTTTCTCTCTCCTGAAAATAAAAAAATGAGGAGAGAGAAATTTTTCTCGCGGGCGTAAAAAAAAATCCTAAAATTAACAATTTTTAAAATTTTGTAATTTGAAAAAAAAGATAAAAATATACGATATATGATAATAATAATTATGTTTTTTTTTTTTGAGAAATTTTTGGAATGAAAAAAAGTATATTTTTGACTCATGAGGCAATTTTAAAAAAGAGACAAAAAAGAGACAAAAAGAGACAAAAAAGAGACAAAAAAGTGAAAAAAGAGACAATTGAAAAAAAAAAAAGAGACAAAAAAGAGACAAAAAAGAGCCAATGAAAAAAAAAACAATAAAAAATGAAAATATTTAAAGATAATTATGTTAACTATATATATATACAATGGTTCAATATGTTTGTACGATGTGTGGTTTTAATACAAATAAATTAACAAATTATGATAGACACCTTAAAACAAAAAAACATATGAGAAATATATATTTAAAAAAAGAGACAAAAAGTTATCCGGATAACCCGGATAACCCCAAGAATAGTTATCCGGATAATTATCCGGATAATTATCCGGATAACTCGGATAACCCCAAAAAAGAGCCACAGACGATAAATAAATTAAATAAGAAATATTTTTGTCCCTATTGTGATAAAGGATTTACAGCAAAAGCTAATTTATCGCGACATAAAAATTATCGATGTAAAAAAAATCCTGAAAAGACAAAAAAAAAGTGTGAAAAAGAATCAGAAATTGAAGATTTAAAAAAAGAAATTGAAAATTTAAAAAAAAACGCGAATACTAATAATTTTACTACTAATAATAATACTATTGCGACACAAAATATTTTACAAAATCAAAATATCCATCAAAATATAAATATTCAGATGATATCGAAAAATCCTCTTGAAACATTAAATCATTTATATCCTAATAATCCATCTATAGGTGAACTTTTAAAATTTGTAGAAGAAGAAGGTATAACCCAGGCAGAAGCAAATGAAATTGGTAAAGTTTGTAATTCTTATATGGATAACGATAAGACAAAATTTAAATTTTTAGCATCAGCATTGAATAAAGTTTTAAATCGTGCCCATAAGCGAATGATACAAAATAAGGAAAAATGCTGTAATGAATATATATTTAACAATGATGGTAGTAATAGGAAAATAATTGTAAAAGGTGAAGATAAATGGAAATACAGTGGAAACAAAAAAATAGTAGAAGATTTAATTGATAAAGTTAGCAGTAGTGCAGTGCGTAAACATAAAATGGGTGAAGTGTTCAGGATGCCAAGTCAACAAGAACGAAAATCAATTTTAAAAGTTATATGTGATGAAAATGGTTGGGATCAGAAAAAGGATGAATTGATTAAAGAATATGCTCTTAAAGAAAACGAATTAGATTTAATCATCTAAAATTTAATATTTTGATGAGTCTTAATATAATTATCAAAATATTTATTGCATGAAAAGATTATAGAAATTAATTAATTTAAATCAATATAGATTTAATTATTTTTTTTTTTGTAAAGTTTAAATTTTAATTTATAATAAGATATAATTAAAATAATAAATAAAATTAATAAAATAATTAATATATTTTTCTTATTATTTTTAGAATATTTTTTGATATTAGATTTATTTATATTTTTTATTTTTTTACTTATATCGTAATCTTTTAATCCTAATGATCGTAATTTTTTAAAATCCGGCAAAATCATTTTCGTTGTAAATTTATCTACATAAAAAAAATTTTTGCCAGATTTTAAAAAAATAAAAAAAATTATAAATTTAATTATTAACAATTGCTTCCATCTTCATTACATGGGAAATTAATCTCAGTCCAATTGCCAGGTATTGCCCATGCACCATCGGCTTCAATACCTAATTGATTATCTCCCATTACTATTCTGAAATTGCCCATTTCTCCCCAGTATTCGCCCCAACTGTTTCTTACAATCCAATATTGTTTATCCAATTCTGAATCATATCCCCAACCATTTATACTAACTACATGATTAATTTGTCGTGATGCATGTGGTTCATTAAATATACCTCCTTGATATTCAACCAATGGCTCTGCATTTACCCCAACTGCAATAGGTCCATTTTTGTAAATTTCAATTTTCATATTTTGTGCTCCTGAAATTTTTCCATGAGCAGCAACAGTTGCATTCGGAAATTGTCGAACAGCAACACATTTACCACCATATTGTGTAAATGTATTACATGTTCTACAAATATTAATATCACTACATTTATAATCTACATAAGAACAATAACCCTCATTTGAATCATAGGAACATGCTTCATAAGATAAACATGTATCAAATGGAATAAAACCTTGCTTTTGGACAAATCTATATGCGCCATGATGACTGCCTCCATAACAAGATCCTCCTAACATTGTACCACAGTTAAGAATATATTGTATTGCTAAATTAATATCTGGAGATTTTGCATTTCTTGCAATTTTAATTCGGTCACCCAATGCGCTCAATGCACCATGTGCCCAACAACTACCACAATATTGAGGAATATGTTGATTTAAATTTTTAGTTAAATAACTTTTTCCACTAATATTTCCCCAATCATATTCTAAAGGTAACTCTTCGTTTTGTAATATATTTCCATCGATATGATTGATTGTATCCAATAAAATATCAGTTTCTATAAATTCACTTTTATATGCAGGACATTTTTCCGCAAAACTATTAGCAAAATAACAAAATAATAAGATATTTCCAAAAATTTTCATTTCTGTGTACATCAATTGAATTTTTATTTTTAAATATTTTTATTAACGAATACATTTTATTTTTATAATTTAAAGATTAAGAGTATTTTAATTTATTATGAATAACAATGAAAAAATTGATGATATTAAAAAAATAAAAAAAAATATTAATTATTTTCAATATATAACAGATATTGATAGTTATATTTTGGATTATTTATTTATTTTAAAAAAGAAAAATGAAAAAAATATTAAAGAAGAATTAATTATTGATAGTTGGTATTTAATGATTTTTCGAAATTTGATTGAAAAATCTGATAAAAAAAATATAGAAATTATAGCTGAAAATATAGATCATAAATATGAGCGTTTTATCTATAAAGGATTTAGATCAAAATATAATATTCAAACAAGAAATTTATTATATATTATTCAAAATTGGGATAAATTACCTAAGAATTTAGTTTTTATAAATGAAAAACATTATTTAAATAAAGATAACTTACCAATAGAATTATATCTAGTTCCTAAAAATAATATTGATATAACTATGAATAATAGTCATTTAATTATGCTTCAAAATAATAAAATTAAATATACTAATCATGAAAAACGTGAAATATTAAGAAGAGCAAAATTACCATTTAAAGAGTGGTGGAAAAAATATTTGATGAAGACTATGCCGATTGTTTTAAAATGTTGTCCGAATGAAATATTTAGTGTTTCTAGAAAAAAAATATACGAAAAAAATAAGGATTTTTTCATAAATTTATATAATTGTATTGCGTATGATCCATTTTGTGAAGAAAAATTATATGTAAAATATTGTTGGTTTTATATTTTTAATTAGTCCTTAAAAGCTCTAAAAGTAATACTAATTCTTCTTCCACAGTCTTTATCTTTTTTTCTTAATGGAGGTATACTATGTTTATGTGTTTTTTGTGTATCACCCCCCATAATTATTAGTGAATTATTTTCTAGATTTATTTCAAATTTATCATTATTTTTTATATTTTTTAAAATAAATCTTCGGGGAGATTTATCAAGATAGGTTAAACAATAAATACCAATATTTGGAATTAAATTTGATTCATCATCACTATGATATCCAATATAATGCTCTGGATTATACCAATTGATTAAGATACTATTTAATGCAGGTTCAATTTCTTTCATTTTCTCATATATTACATTTAAAAAATCAGGATTTTGATATTGAATTTAATTTATATTTTTTAAGAAATAATTATCTAATATATATTTTAAATTTAGTACTTAAAGAAATGAAGTATAAAAAGAGAAAAAAGAGTATAAAAAAAAAATGGGGTGGTTCATCGACAGATCATGTGAAATGCGATGCAACATCTGACCTTTGTGGAGACCAAAAAGATTCTAAGGAACGTGAACGAAAATCGGGTAAAGATATTATTATTACATATGGTTCAATTAATCCCCCAAAAAAAAGTAAAAAAAGATTTTTTAATAAATTATTTGAAAAAAAAAAAAAAAAACAAGATGAAAATGAAGATGGAAATTATAAAGTAGTAATTGGGACATCAATGACGACCGGAAATGAAAAAAATCCTCTAGATCCAAAGTTAAAGGAAGAAATAATTAAGAAAATGATATCTAATAATGAAAATTATAGTGAAGATAATGATAATATAGTATTAAAAAGAAATGCATTTGATTTAATAAATGAAATAAAAGAAGATGGAGTAGAAGAAAAGAATATTTTTGTATATCTTGGATCAGATCAGACGAATAATGATGATAAAGGTATAAAAAAGCCATCCGATCAACAAAAATTAAAAGGATTGGGAGATAGGCTAGAAGAGTATTTTCCAGGAATTCATGTATTAAGTTTAAAAAGGAATTTAAAAGGGAATGATGCGAGTAATCTTAGAGATATATCAGCAACAATGGTAAGAGAAGCTGTGAAAAAAGGAAAAAAAAAAAAAGATAAATTTTATTCATTATTATCTGATTCTTTGTCTAAAGATATGAAAGATGATATCTATAGCAAAATTGAATCTAGTAAAAAAAAGACTACATCATCTAAAGCAAGAGTAAAAACCACAAGAGGGAATTCAATTAAGAAAAAGAAAAAAAAAACACAAAAGAAAATAAGAAAAAAAATCAAAATGAAAATATAATTTAATCTATTATGTAATGGAAATGAAAAAAAATTAGATGATTATAAATTTAATAACATAATTGTCTAAAAAAAAAAAAAAAATTTTTTTATTTTAAATTTATAATAAAAATTTTTTTTGAATATTGGGGATTATAAAAAAAAATGGTCAAAAAAATAAATAATAATTGGAATTATACTTCAAATCTCTCAAACATAAATAAACTTGTAAAATCAATAAATATTCAAAAAAAAGATAATAAAAAATTATTAGTAATCATACTTTTAGTTGTGAGTATGATCATTTTTATGAATTGTAATAAAAAATCAAATCATAAATGTGAATTAATTCATAAACCTTATTGTCAAAAAAAAAAAGATGATGCATATAAATGTAATTTAAATTTGCTTGATTTAAATCTAGGTGATTGTTCACAATACACAAATTACATAGGATATGCATTATGTGTGGCATATCAAATTACAATTTCAATATTAGAGGAAATTTTTCCAGATTTACCAGAAATACCTAATATTACTGAAGAAATAATTAATAAATTATATGAAGTTAAAGGAAAGCAATTAGGTATGAGTGCAGAGGATTACAGAATAAATTTATGTGCATTAGTTAACTTATGGATATTCTTTTATTCATTTTCAATTACAAAATTGACTCAATTTTCAAAAAATAGATGGTCAGAAAATAATATTGAAATACAATCAGGGAAACCAAATAATGGAGTTTATTTCAAAGCACCATCGAATGAAGCTTTATGGGTTTTAACAGCTCCACTACCAGTAAAAGGTTTTCCTGTAGTTAGACCGAATTATAATACTTTATATGTTTCAATTTTTGTAAATACATCAGAAGGTCCTGTTTACTTATCCATGCCTGAAATAACTCCAATCCCACAGGATTTTTATGATTCTAATAGTAATGAAGAATGTCGTGAAAGATTATGGCTTTTACAGTGTTTAGATGCATGGACAAATGCAACTGATTACAGAGGGACTCAATATAATGATGATAATAATTGGGCTCAAGGTAGAAAAGATAATATATATAAAATTATAGGACCATCATGTGATGATGAATGTTGTAAAGACGTTGATCCAAAATTGATTATTAATCTTGGAACTGACACAGGTTGGGTATTGATAAGAATATTATCTCTATACGGCAGTAACGAGGATAAAGTAGTGATAAATAATTTACAAAGAAAGATTAAAGCTTATACATTATATAATGATGAAAAAAAACAAAATATAAAGAAATATTTTTTAAATAATCCATGGAATATAATTAGAGGTGAAAATATTTGTGATTCTAGTTTGATAAATATAATTGATAGATCATCATGTGGAAATGTGAATAAAACGCCTGGAAATAATGATCCTGATAAATGTACACCTGATGACATAGCATCCAATCTTTGCTCAAATAAATATTTTGAAGCATGTATTAATACAATGTGGGGTACAGGAGATTTTGTTGGTGCAGGTCAAAATTACCCTCTTAAAGAGATGATTGATACTAATTTAAATGATAACAAACAATTATTAGAATTTTTAAATATTGACCCATATAATTTATCTAAGAAAAGCAGATGGACAGTGGAAGATTTGCCATCTAATGCGTATAAAGTATTGATGGATTCGGTTACACCAAATAAATTAGGAAAAACAAGAGATATTATAAATTCAATTGGTAATTTATTATTAATTATACGTGAATTTGAATTTGCTTGTGAATTATATTATCAAGGTACTATATATTCTAGTACAATATTTGGAGGATACAATAACAATGGTGTATATGAAACACAATTATTATCGGCAATTCTGGCAAAATTGGGATTTGGGGCAAATGGAATTTATTATGCAGCCTATCCATCTATAATAAAAGCTCGTCCACGTTTAGAGATTAGGACATTCGAAACTGAATGTAAATCTCTAAAAGATTTAATACCTGGAAGATTATCTAGTTCTCGAAAAAGAATATATAAATTAACCTTTCAAGTTGGAGAGTATCCTCCAGTATATTTAGATCCATGTGGACGAAAAGTTGGATTTTGGGCAATTACATGTTATGATGGTCAAGGGACACAAGATGCAATTGGTCCTGATGATGATACTGATAAAAGTGCTTGGGATGAGAAACAAATCTATCAATATGGTTCCGCACAATGCAATCCACCTGACGAGACTGAAGCAAATAGTATTTGGTTTATACCTAACAACACAACAAAAGAAGATTTCGATCAAACTAATCAAGATCTTAAAAAAAAGGGCGAGGAAGAAATATTAATTGAAAATTGCCTACCTTATCCAGCGGGGGGTATTGGTGGATCAGTACAAATAACTGTTAGAATTTATTATCCTGATAATGGAAATAATAAAGAAAAATGTTTAGTAGGTGAAAGTCCTTTAGGAAAGGAGACAAGTGGAATCGGTACTTATACTCTTCCAACCTTAGTTGATATTGGAGAAATATCAACTGCTGGTGTTCAACCAAATAAATACGAATTTGATCTAGAGAAATCTCAGGTTTATTCGAGCCGGTTGCCAGATGTGGAGGCTGCAGCGTCCACAGAGGATGGCGAAGATGTGAAGATTGGACCATACTATAAAATGTGTATTGATGGTACAGTGATAACGACATTAACAATAGATGATGATGATATATTTTCATTTAATCAGATTGGAGATGGACAATATGGTGGTGCTTTACCTTTTATTTGTTTTTCTGAGCCAAGACCCGACATAAGTGATGGAGGAAATCCATTTCAATTTGCCAAAATAATAGATGAAGAGGGTAATATTTCCTGGGTAACAGATTCTGATCAAGATTATAAAAAGAGTATTCGAGCGATGGTCAAGGATGATGATAATGGATATTCCATTTATGTGACACAGATGAATGCTCCATGGGCAAAAGAT